GTCAGAGAGCTTCTTTGTCATGGATGCAATGCAGGGCTTGGGTTGATGAAAGAATCAATACAAACGCTTACTAAAGCAATCGCTTATTTAGACAAGCACAACAAACACGGAGAAATATCTAATGACATCCTACGTAAAGAGTACTAATTTTGCCAGTAAAGACTCGCTGGCTTCAGGCAATCCTTTAAAGATTGTCAAAGGCACTGAGATTGATATTGAGTTCAATAACATTGCAACTGCTGTAGATTCTAAGGCTGACACCACTAGCCCTACTTTCTCAGGTATTCCTCTGGCTCCTACGGCAGCTGTAGGTAATAACACTACCCAACTGGCTACCACAGCTTTTGTGACTACTGCTATGCAGGCTATGTATCCGGTAGGCTCTATCTACATCAACGCAGGCTCCAGCACCAACCCTAATACATTGTTAGGCTTCGGTACTTGGGCAGCCTTTGGTGCAGGTCGAGTCATGGTGGGCTTGAATGGTGGTGATTCACTGTTTGATGCCTTGGAAGAGACTGGTGGTAGTAAGGACGCTATTGTTGTAAGCCACTCGCATTCAGGCTCAACAGATAGCGCAGGAAGCCACGCACACAATATTGCTTTTGGCTTTAGTGGTGATCACGATTATTTTGGCAATGGTGTTAGTAGTTTTACCTATAACGGGGGAGGTGTAACACAGAACCCTTACAACTATGGAACTGACGCTTCGGGATCACATGCACACAATGTCACTGTTAACTCCACAGGCTCCTCTGGCACTAACGCCAACCTGCAACCCTACATCACCGTAGCGATGTGGAAGCGTACTGCTTAACACTATGAAGACACCTGTAATATACACCGATGACTACACTGTCTACTTAGAGTTCTTCTCTAACAATACATTTATTCATTGTGATTGTTACAGGTGGTCTAAGACAGTAAAGCAACAACTAAAAGCAGACTTTGATAAGCTCGTAGACATTCACGGTAAGCCTATCTTTGCTATCCATGAGTTGGATGACGATAAACATTTAAGGTTTATAAGTATGATGGATTTCAAATATCACAGTGATTTCATTGGTGATGATCAACAAACAAGACAACTATTTGTGAGGATTAAATAACATGGGTATCGAAGCTGCTCTTATCGGTGGAGGCGCTAGTCTCTTAGGTGGTATTATGGGAGGTGACTCAGCAGAAGACGCTGCTAACACTTCGGCACAAGCTCAACTCGAAGCAGCACGTATCGCTGCTGATGCTCAACGCTTCCGTCCCGTAGGTGTTACATCGCGGTTCGGTTCTTCTAACTTCCAGTTTGATGACAAGGGAAATTTAAGCGGTGCAGGCTACAACGTAGACCCTCAAGTTGCCGCTGCGCGTGACCAGTTCTTGAACCAGTCCTTCGGTCAAGGCATGAACTTAAGCAACCAAGGTTTGCAGGGTGCTCAAAGCCTCTTCAACCTCGGTCAGCAGTATCTCGCTGAGTCTCCTCAGCAGGTTGCTCAAAAGTACATGGCTGACCAACAAGCTTTGTTGCAGCCTAGCCGTGATCGTGCAGCCGCAGGCTTAAACCAGAATCTGTTTAACTCAGGCCGAGGCGGTCTTGCTGTCGCTCAAGGAGGCATGATGGGAGCAGCTAACCCTGAACAGCAGGCTTACTACAACGCTATTGCTCAGCAGGATGCTCAGTTGGCCGCTAATGCTCAGCAAGCAGGACAGCAACAAGTTAACTTCGGTGCAGGGTTGTTCGGTGCAGGTGCTCAGGCTGCTACAGCAGGATATAGCCCATTCCAGACACAGTTTGGCTTGGCTAACACCTTGGAACAGACAGGACAAAACACCTTGGACCTCGGCGCTCAGTTAGGCGGACGTGCTGCTTCGGCAGGTGCTCAGGTAGGTAACACGTTGCTTCAAGGTGGTCTTGGTGCTGCTAAGACAATGCAGCAAGCTAACAGCTATAATCCGTTTGCTTCTGCTCTTTCGGGCCTTGCTAACAATGAGAAGTTTACTAACGGTCTTGAAAACTTGTTCGGCGGTTCTTCAGGAACTTTCCGCGCTGATCCTAACGCCTATGCCTTTGGCACACAATCTTGGGAGTGATACATGGCTGAAGTAATTAATAGTTTATTTGGGATCACTCCAGAATCCCTTCAAGCACAACGTGACCAAGCCCTGCAAGCTCAGGCTTTGCAGTACGCTAAGTTAGACCCGTTCCAACGAGCTACTGCTGGCATCTATGCAGGTGCTAACAAGCTTGGCGGTGCTATCGGCGGTATGCTTGGTGGTCAAGACCCTGAGTTGATGCGTATTACACAGCGTCAATCGTTGTTACAACAAACACAACCAACAAATGCCCAAGGATGGAGTGATCTTGGTTCTAAGTTAATGCAGGCAGGCGATATTCGAGGTGCTCAAGAGGCTTACGCTAAATCTCAGGCGCTTCAAGCATCTGCTATTAAACAAGGCTTAGATACTTCTACAATGGCTTCTAATTTAGCTACAGCAGCAGGTAAACAGTTTGATATTTCTCCTGAAGGCAGGGGACACGCACTTGCTAAAGAAGGGAAGTTTACTTCTGAAAGTATTGCTAACTTTGTGCAAGGTAAAGGCCAACTTGAAGCTATTGATAAGTTTGCCAAGCCTCAGCCTGATTTTATTGCTAAAGCGGTTGAGCTTAAATTTGGCGAAAAATCTAACTATGGTGGGTATACTCCTGAACAAACTGCTCAAATTAATGCTGCTTTGTTTAAAGAAGAGGTTACTAAGAAAACTGCTACCGCTCCGAAAATCGACTTGGGTATCGGAGGTATTCTTGAGAAGGTTGGTGCTCAAGTAGACGCTAAATCTGCTGGAGAAGCATGGTCTAAAGCAGGCGATGTTTACAAGAGTCAAGTTGCTCTTATTCCTAAGCTCGAAGCTGTTGAAAAAGCACTTCCTAACACCTTTACAGGCAGCTTTGCTAATGCTGCGTTGCAACTGGGTAAAGCTGCTTCTTACATGGGCGTTCCTGTGGATACAGCCAAACTGTCTAACACAGAATACCTGAATAGTGTAACTGCTCAATTGGTGCGTACGATTGCCCGTGATTTCCCCGGCAGTCAGTCTAATGCTGAATTGCAACAGTTGTTGGCAAGCAAGCCTTCTTCCGTTCAAGAGTGGGATACAATTATTCGCTTGTTGAAAGATGTGAAGAAGGAAGCAACTGCTAGTACCATGACATATGAAAGAATGAGTAAAATGCCTAAAGAAGAAAGGTATAAAACTGATTTTAACTATGAGTATGGGCAGACATTTAAGAACTTAGGAGCTGCTCCTGCTTCTATGGCTTCTCAAATTCCCGGAGGGTCAGCACCTTCTGTTAATAACGATCCTCTAAACATTCGGCGTAACTAATAAGGAAACACATGGCAACAATTGAACAAATCCGACAGCAGTATCCACAGTACAATGATTTGTCGGATACACAACTTGCCGATTCTTTCCACTCGAAGTTCTATTCGGATATTCCAAAAGATCAGTTCTATGCTCAGTTAGGAATGAAGAAGACACAAGCACAACCTGCCTCTACATCAGTAGGGGAAAATTTAAAAAGAGGTTTAGCTTCTCTTGCTGACGTAACTGTAGGGGGTATTCTTCCTGCCACAGTTCAAATGGTGGGTTATCCTTTAGCTCGATTGGGACGTTCTCCTGAAGAAGCTAAAGCAGCCACTGAAAAAGTAGTAAGTGCTGTAGATCAACCCTTCGGTAAAATGCTAGGTGTGGCAGGAACTCCTGAGTATCAACAAGAAGCCGGTCGTAAGGTGATGGATTTCATCGGACAGAACTTCCAAAAAGGAGCTAAATGGATCGCTGATAAAACAGGACTGCCTGTAGCTGACGTAGAAAGTTATTTGGGCACTGCTTCAATAGCTGCTCCTGTAGCGGCTAAACCTGTAGCTAAAGCTGTTACAACAGTTACTGCTCCTTTAGTAGATAAAGCAGTCACTGGTCTCACAATGCCTATTGAACAGCAACTACAGAAACGCAAAGAGGCAGCTTCTCTGAAGGATTACGAAAGAGGCCCACAAATTGATGCAGCACAAGAAGCACAACGATTGGGAATCTTTTTACGTCCTGAAGACATCCAGCCAACAGCCGGTCCTAAAATTCTTTCAGCAATTGCGGGAGAAAAAGGCGTAGATGCCATTGCTCAAGCTAATAAGAATCAGATACGAAAAGTAGGATTAGCTGAACTTGATCTTCCACTGACAACGCAACTAACCAGCAAAGACCCCTTTAGTACTGCGCGTGCTCAGGTAGCTCAACCGTATAATGAAATCAAGAAGCTACCCACAATAGCTGCTGATGATACTGTTCGTGCTACTTTAAATGGATTGCGTCCTGATGAATCTATTATTGGCTCTGAGAAATTCTCAAAAGCTATTAATGCTGTTATTGACGATGCAGGTAAGAAACTTGAAACAGGGTTGACAGGAGCTGAACTGTTAAAGAATATCCAGACTTTGCGTAACCGTTCCCGGAAAGTATATAATAATAAGAGTGCAGATTTAGCAGCATTGGATTGGGCTGATACTAACCTTGCTATCGCTAACGTCTTAGAATCTACAATTGAAGCTAATATCCCAAACCCTCGGTTGGTGGATCAATTTAGAGATGCAAGACAAAAGATGGCAAAGTCTTATGCCTACGAAGGAGCTACTGATTTTAACACAGGCATGATTGATGTTAATAAACTCAGCCGCATAACATCTAAAGATAATACACTAACTGGTGATATTGCTTCTCTTGGTAAAATAGCAGGTAATTTCCCTGATGTCTTTACTAAGAGAGCCACTCCTGAGTTCACTCCTGCGAGGATAGGAAGAACAGGAGCTTCGGGTACACTAGGTGGATTGACTGGGTATGCTCTTGGTGGTGATTATGTCAGTGCTGCTTTGGGTTCTGTTCTAGGCGCAGGCTTAGGAGAAACAGCACAGTCTTTAGCTGCCCGTATAATGGTTAATCCTGAGTATCAATCAGGTTTGAATTTGAAGGATGCTCGGATACCTGTGAATCAAGTAGCAGCGGCTATGCAACCTCCTATTCCCAACGAGAGGGCTATTGTTCCTTATCAAGCTCCTGTGGAAGTATTAATGCCCGGAGAAGGGCCTTACCGGCCGAACTTTGTAATGCAGCCAAACCAATATCCTCCTCGTGCTACCTTTGTTGGACCTGAAACAGGAGGTTTATTGCAGTTGGGTCGAGGAGGCACTATGGAGACGTTGGCAACTGAGCGTCAAAGGGCTGCTCAAATGTCACGTACTCTTGGACAACAAGCTGAACAGCAAGCAGCGGCGGCAGAAGCAGCAGCAAGACAGCCTACTAAAGGTGCGGTGGAGCTTCAAATTAATCCTTTAACAGGCGCCCCTGAAATTTCAAAAGGTCTTACAGGAGCAACGCCTGAAACCTTTAGTAATTTTGGTTCTTCTTTGGAATCAGCAGCTACTAAAGTTACTGAAGGCAAGAAGTTTGATTTTACGGCGGCAGAAAAAGTAGCATGGGATCGAACCCGTGTTGATATTTCAGAAGTTGCTCCGGGTTTCAAATCTCTTTCTGATAAAGAAGTTGCTGCTAAGATTGCTGACCGTCGATGGGTAGCTGAGACTGCTCAAAAGGCCCGTGAAAAGGCTGCTGCTTATGATGCAATTGCTCAACGAGCTGCTAATCAAAAGGCTTATCAAGAAGCTATTGCTAATCGTGAACGCATGTTAAGTGTGGCTGAAGACATGGAAGAAAGTCTTCGTAAACCTAGAGCAGATACTTCCCGTAAACAGCAAGGGCCAAAAACTCGTACTGCTTTCAGAGAAGGTTTGTTTTCAAGTCAACAGGAGTAACCTATGACATTCTCATTCGGAAACAAATCTAAGGAACGTCTAATCGGAGTACACCCTGACCTAGTGAAAGTGATAGAGGAGGCTATCAAAGAGTCTCCTTTGGACTTCTCCATCACTGAAGGCTTACGCACCAGAGAGCGCCAAAAGGAACTCTTTGATGCGGGTAAGTCTCAGACTATGAACAGCAGACATCTTACAGGTAAGGCTGTTGACATTGCTGTCATCAAGGACGGTGAAGTTACTTGGGACTTTAAGTACTACCAGTTAGTCGCAGATCATATCAAGAAGATTGCTAAAGACATGAAGATTGATATTGTCTGGGGTGGTGATTGGCAGTCCTTTAAAGATGGCCCTCACTTTGAGCTACATAGGAGTGTCTACAAATGATCTTAGAATCACTATTAGGTATCGGCGGTAAGCTGATCGATAAGCTCATCCCTGATCCAACTGCTAAGGCTGAAGCACAACTGAAGCTGGCACAGATGGCTCAGGATGGGGAGCTTGCTAAGATGGCTAACGATACTGAGCTGTTTAAGACTGAGCAGGAGAACGTAACTGGTAGGTGGGCTTCAGACATGGCGAGTGACTCTTGGCTGTCCAAGAACATTCGTCCACTGTCTTTAATCGCTATCTTCTCTGGTTACTTTACCTTTGCTATGATGTCTGCCTACGGCTACAACGCTAACGAAGCCTATGTCACTCTCTTGGGTAACTGGGGTATGTTGATCTTCGGAGCCTACTTCGGTTCACGGAGTCTTGAAAAGATAACTGAACTTAGGACAAAGAAGTGAAACAACAGGAAGTATCACATAACGAAATCTACGAGAGGCTGATAGCGGTAGAAGCTAAGGTAGACAAAGTAGCAACAGATACAGAGGACATGGTATCTGCTTTCCATGCTGCTCAAGGGGCTTTCACAGTCCTTGATTGGGTAGCTAAGGTAGCTAAACCTATCCTGTGGATTGCAGGCGGTATTGCTGCTGTGTTGACTATACTACACAATCAAAAGCTGTAAGTACAAACAGATAAGGCCACTAGAGCGTAAACTCTAGTGGCCTTTTTCGTTTACTCTACAGTAACTTCCTTAGCCTTCTTAGGCTTAGGCGGCTTACTCAGCCCATTGAGATACTTATAACGCTTCACCATACGCTTACCCGCCTCCTCAGAGTCAAACCAGAACTCCTTCCCGTTCTTCAGCTCATCCAGTTCCTTGTCTGTCAGGAACCCTTTGTAGGCTTGGTCGAGAAGCTTGTTGATCTGTCGTGTAGCAAACTCAGTCTGTCCTTTGACGTTCGGTACAGTGCCAATAGAACCATAATGGGCAGTGTGTAGCATAAACTCAGCACTATCAGCAATATAACACTCAGGAGCCATGCAAGCCAACATACTAGCTGCTGAGTACGCAGCACCAATAACTGTAACAGATACATCACCACGACATCCTTTCATTGCTTCGATGATCTGCCAGATACTATCTGTGCGTCCACCTGAGCTGTTTACCAATAGATTAACTGAGTCATTCTCACTGCACGTTGCCAAGCAATGGATAACATCACGGTAGTTACTAGGCTCTCGGATATCATCGTCAATGAACACCAGATGAGTATTCATCTGCTGAGAGATAGTACGGATAAGGCCCTTCTGTTCTGGCATCATCATCATAAGTTCTTCAATACCTTCGTTAGCTTTAGCCATTATTCTCCATCCTCATATTTAACACGGGCAATAATATAGTTCTTAACAAGTGAGCTACGAACAATATCTTCGATGTGAAACTCAATCCGGATAAACTCCTTCATCAGACCTGCAATGTCAAAGAACTTCAGGATACCGCTCTTGTCATCCTTCTTCTTCAGGTCAGTCTGTCGGTAATCTCCGCAGAAGATAATCTTGGACTTGTCACCAACACGGGTAATGATGGTGTCTAGTTCCTCAAAGGTCATGTTCTGCACCTCATCTACGACAATGATGCTGTTGGAGAAGGTAGTACCTCGGATGAACGAGGTAGACACAAACTCAATATGTCCCTGCTCTACCAACCGATCCCAAGCATCCTTACGCTTGAACAGGTCACTACAGATCTGACGATAGGGCTGGATATACACCTCCATCTTCTCATCTGCATCTCCCGGCAAGAAGCCCATGTCACGACCTTGTACGCTACTCCGGATGATAGTCACCTTGTTAAAGGGATTGTTACGATCCATAGCCTCTTCCAAAGCCTTGTACAAGGCAATGTATGTCTTACCTGTACCTGCTACGCCATGCAATGCCATGAAGTAGTTACTGGCCTGATACGCCTCAAAGAAGTCCATCTGCTTATCAGTCTTAGGCTTAATGACTGTCATGTCATCCAGCTTCAGCTTCAAGCTGTTATTGATCTTCTCACGAGGAGTCAGCTCCTTAGCAGGAATAGCTCGGTTCATCTGTTTACTTGCCATTTGATACTTCCTTTAGGCTTCGTTAATAAATACTACATGAGGCATTTTACGCACTTGTGGGAACTTCTCAAGGAACTCCTCACGGGTAATGGCCGTGCCTACCATGATCTCTGTAAAGGACTCGCCATCCTTAGTCAGGCGAGCCTTCAGAGCCACACAAGCAGGACAGTTTTCCTTGCTGTAGACTTCAATCTTCATTCAATCTCCTTTAAATAGTTCTTCAGCTAACAAGTATCCTTCTAAAGGCCACATCTTGTTAAGGGCGTCTTCGTAAGCATACTTCTCACCTAACATTTTATTGTATTTGGATTTATCCACACAAGCACTTGTTCCTAGGATAACATAACCATTATTCACAAAAAGCTGACAGATTGTGGTAGTTGTGTCAGGAAGTAATGTGTACACAGTTTTAGTAATCTTAGACAGCATGTAGTCTAAAGTTACAGTAGTCCTTTTAGTTTCAATTATTTCATTCATCTCTATCTCCTAGTTAAGCGTGACAGGCAACACATTCACCAGAGCTGGCACTTACGCCTGCCTTGGTACGAATGTAATACAGACTCAGGATACGAGGGTCTTTAAACGCTGCCTTGTGAACAGCACTAATATGCTCCTCTGGATCATCTGCACCGAAGAACAGATTGATGGACTGACCTTGGCAGATGTACTGCTGTCGCTCAGATGCTTGGTCCAAGATGACATAAGGATCAATCTCAAACGCTGTCTTGAACACTTCCTTCTCAGCCTCAGACATCCATGTAACGTGTTGGATAGAACCATCGTGGCTTGCAATCTCAAGCAAGGTCTCACGACTGTACACACCTTCACGCTTCATGATCTCCAGCAGCTCAGGGACTACTCGGATGGTTTCCCCTCCTGCGCCTTGCTGGACAAATACGTTGCCAATAAAAGGCTCGATGCCTTGCGATACTCCGCCCATGAGCTGAGAGGTTGACATGGTTGGTGCGACAGCCAGTCGATGAGTGTTGCGCAGTCCGTACCCTTTGCAGTACTCAGGCTCTCCGAGTTGCTCTGCAAGGTACTTGCTTGCTGCTGTTGATTTCTGGTTAAGTCCATCAAAGATCTCCACGTTAAGTTTCTGAGCTTGAAAGCTCTCAAAAGGAATCATTTTCTTATGCAGCAACGAATGCCAGCCAAGAACACCTAAGCCTAGCGCACGGCTCTTTTCAGTACTCGCCACTGCCTTTTCAAAGCCTCTTTGACCAGCAGCCATCGACAAGAACTCACTAGTAACACAATCAAGAAATACTGTCGCAGTAAATACAGCATCCGTGTCTTCCCACTCATCATACTTCTCCAAGTTCATTGATGCCAAGATACAGGTGAATGTCTCTGTCTCGCCGCTGTGGAGCATGATCTCTGTACACAGGTTAGAAGCTTTAACATCCAAGTTATGAGCCTTGTACATCTCAGGACGGGCTTCGGCAACCTTATCGGTGAACAAGAAGTAACCCTTACCTGTCAACATCTTCAGCTTCAACGCCTTCTGATAACGATCAATAGCTTCAGGATGACCACTATCCAAAGACTCCATAAAGTCCTGACTGACAGTCCAACCTACGTTAGCATCATCAGGGTTATTCTTCACCCAGTCAGCCAGCTCGTGAAAGTCAGGATGGTCAAGAGGAAGATAACCTGCCCAAGCGCCTCGACGAGCAACGCCTTGGGTAACACGCTTCATCGCATCCACGTAGGTTTGAAATACAGGTAAAACTCCTGAAGCAGTGCCACCTGTGCCGATCTGCGAGCCTCGTGGTCGAATGTCTCCCAAGTAACCGCTAGTGCCAAAGCCATTCTTAGTGAGCACAGCAGTATCAAGTAGCTCACCATAGAAGTCAGCGACGCTATCACCAATATACTGCCCAGAACAAGCCACAGGCATCCCTTTGTTAGTCCCGAGATTAGCCAACGTAGGCGTTGAAGGACTAAGCCAGCCGTTCCAAATAACTTCATAAAACTTCCCTTTCCAATCAATGCCATCTTTAGGTGCATGTTTAGCTGCTGTCTCAGCGATCTGTTCAGCACGGTTCTTAAACGATGAGGAGCCATCCATATACTTTGACTTGAACAGTCCCCATCCTCCTGTTTGATACCACTCAGGCAAGAGTCCTTCCTTTTGCAGACGCTTACGCTCCGCACTCAAAAACTCATACTTGTTATCCAACACTGGTGTGCTTACCATGTAAAGCCTTTCTCGTTCCACTTACGATTATACTGATTGCCAACCTTGGCGAAAAAATCGTGGATGGTACTGGAGCTGATGCCCAAGTAAAACCACTCAGAGATTGTATCACCAGTTTCATCAAAGATAGTGTCAAAGCCCAAATTGTTCAAACATACGTTAGCTCGTGCATTAACAAAGGCCTTCATAGCTGTAACATTGATTCCTTCAATGTCCCCATGAGAGAACAACAAGTCAACGATACGATGCTCATGGTCAACCAGTGCCTTAGCAGCTTGCTCAACACGCTCTTTCATCCACCCCTTGTCCAGCTTGTTCTCTTCCATGTATGTGCGGAACAACCAAGCACCTGCTTCGTGGTGGATATTCTCATCTCGCACGGAGAAGTTGATACCTGCCACAAGGTTACTCAGTTTATTCTTACCGTTACTCTGGAAGTGCTTCAGGAAAGCAAAGCTAGAATACAGGATACAGCCTTCCATCATGGAGAAGACAGCCAAGGAAAGGGGAATATCACGACTACCAGCAATAGCATCCAAGTACCCGACACGGCTAGCCAATACAGGATCATACTGCCAAGATTGATGAAACTCTTCAGTAGCCAATCCAAGTAGTTCATTGATGCGGTTATAAAAGCGAGCATGTACGTTACTTTCAAAGTAGCAGAAGGCATCAGCCATCAAACCAATATCAGGATGCTGGAAGTTAGGTTTAACAGTACCAGACCAATACTCATCACCAACAATACGTTCGTACTTGGTGAAGAGTTTAAGTGAAGTAGTAACACCATGCCGTTCAGCAGGAGTAAAGTCGGTAAGAATTGAGTGTACATCTTTTTCCAAATCAATCTCATCAAATGTCCAGAACACACCATTCTGTTTATCCGCAAAGGCCAAAGCCTCTGGATAGTCAAAGGTGTATGTTGTCTTCTTTGTCAGTAGGTTACGCATTAGTAAATTTCTCTCATCAGTTGTTCTTGTTTATCTTCAATGTAGTCTTCAAAGCGCTCAATGATGTCATCGCTGTGGATATTAAGCAACTCCAACAGCGTGACTTCATCAACTCGTTGAAGCTTCTCTTTAAGTTCTTCAAATGTTAGATTCAGCATCATCATACGCTTCAATCAGTTTGTCTAAGTACCACTTAGCTTTTCGCAGGTCTTCCACACCATTCTTGTCCATAAATCGCATTAGGTATTGCATCATTTGTACGTAATCAGAATCAAACATAGGCACCATCTCCCAATCAGGAACATTTTTGTCTGTGCTCATTTTGATTTTATACACTAACTTTTCAAGGACATCTCGCACTTCAATACCTTGTTCTTTGAAGAGCATATAGTGCTTAGGCTTACTCACTGTATCGTACATAAAAGGATCATACAGTAAATCCTCGGCGGGCATCCCGTTATCCTTGCCAAACCACCCATCAACAGCTTCCTGTAATGGTTTTGTCTTGTGAGTTGTCATATACAAATCTCCTTTTACAAAGTTAGAGTAGCCTGTGCAGGTCAGACAAGGAGCTTCTGTATCCCGATCCATCAAAGCATAGAAGCAGTTATTACACTTGTTTTCCATATTTACGCTCCAAGTATTCAATAGATAACAGCATTTCATCAAAGCCGCCGTCTTTAACATCATTTAACACAACCAAGCCCCGCCAATGACGATTGCTCAGTTGATCCATGTAGTCTTCATCGTGAAGATAGTAACTACCAGCAATGATACCACAGATAGGCTTCCCATCAGCACGTTTACCGTAAGCGATCTGTTTACCTTGTTGATGTCCTGCGACGCAGCTCATGTGCAGCTTGTTGATGATAGCACTAGCAGTTCCAGCAGGACGACCCATTGCGCCAACAGGCCAATAGTGGCTAAAACCAACCCCCTTGATGAATACCGGCTTGAGGAACTCATGAACTTCCCAATCTTTCAAGTTCAAATGTTCATAGGTCATAAGACCCTCTAGCATCGGATTATTATTAATAGCTCTTGTCAAACGATTGCAGTGATTTCCTTTTAGGAAGATCATACGAGGTTTGTATACCTTGTGCTTGGTCTCCTTCTGAGTCTTCTGCATCGCCTTTAACGGAGCTAACAATACATCCATGCCTTTGTTTCCTGCTTCCACATCAGCGAGATAGCGTTTACCTTCAAAGTACTTACTCCCTGCTTTATCGTGACTACTCAAACTAGGGAAATCCCAATGATCCCCTAGATGCACAACTACGTCAGGGCGGTAATCACAGATAGCCTTACCTGCCCATTCAAGATGCTCGGTAGGGGTATCTGGTTTACATTGTGTGTCTGGAATACAGAGAATCCTCATTCTTCAGCGTCCTTAACAAAGTACTCACCAGTCCAGGGATCAAGGTAGTCAAGATGGTGCTCATACATAAGCTCTAGCCATTTAGGTTCTTCCAGCCGCACTTGAGACTTAATAGCATAGCCGAACACTGATTCCAAGAACTTCACATAGTCATCCATGCATGAGTGCCAAGAAGGCTCAGGATTATGGATGACTTTCTCGTAGACTTTGCCATTACAGTCCATGTAGCTAAAGCCGTATGTTTGCATAATTTCATCGTGGTCAATCATCGAGAATCTCCTGCCCCTGTGAGGGTATTGTTAAGTTTACGTGCTGCAAGTTTCTGAAGGTTCTGACGAGCAATATCAGCCAAGCTCCAGCCCATTACAGTAGATAGACCAGCGATCTGCCAGAGCACATCACCAGCTTCCTTTTGCATTCCTTCTTCGTCCAAGACACCATCACGAATCCATTTGGCATACTTACCTGCAACTTCACCAGCTTCAGCGGTCAAGTTAGCAATCATGTAAGCAGGGTTCTTAGCAGTCTCTAGTGCTGTCTTAAAAGCTAGTTCTTGGTATTCTTCAATCAGCATTCATAACCTCCATTACATTAGGAAACAATTTAGTCAGTTCATCACGACACTTCAAAGCAACATCCCGGTGTTCCTTCTGCGTAGCCACATCACAGCGAATATCCACATAGTGAAGCCAGCTACGCAGTGTGCCGTTCATGTACATGCGACTCATCGTCAATCCTTCAGGCAGCAACTTACGGGCTTGCTCCTTAGCAATACCCTTCTCAAGAGCAGACTTATACATCAACTCAGCCTCACATTGTACCCGAACTTGGGCAGCATTCCACCAGTTATTCAAATACAAGTCATCTGTTTCTAGGCTGTTCTGTCGGTTCTTATTGTCCTGCATACGTACCTCAGACAACTCGAAGTCTTGAGCTACAGCGTACCGCTGAGAAAACTCTTGGAAGCTGAAGCTACGGTGTCGTAGAATCTGTCGGGCAATGTCACGGGTCGTCTCAATCTCCATACACACGTTCACCATCTCAAGAGGACTCCAGTGCTTGTGCTTGATAAGATACTTAACAAGCTTAGGCCCAGTCTCTTTGTTGTCCTGATTCTCAGGTGCTGACACCCGGGCCATGTAAGCGATTAGGTCTTCACCTTCAGGGGTTGACCAGATTACTTTAACTGCTGACATCTTCACCCTCTACTTTCAATAGATCACCCTCACGAATACCTGCTTTGATAGCCTCTAGGATGCCGTGACGAAGAAGAGATGCTGCCTCTTCCGCTGTCAAGTCAAAGGCATAGCTTGCGCTACCGTCTGCATTCTCTTTTATCAGATTAACTTCCATCTGTAATCACCCTCAAGATTAAATTGATACCCTGCACAACCTGCATCTGTTCAAACTGATTAAGTTTACCCCAAGGTTTAGCATTAGGGAAATGCTTACGTGCTGATTCGTAGAACTTTTCTACATCACTCATGTACATTTACTCCGTTCATTGATCCACTCCTCAGGAATAGTCTTATCAGCAAACTTATAGCCATTCTTTCTGCACCACATAGCATACGTTGTCTTAGACGCTTTACTAATCTTGGCATTGGAATTACTGAATACAAATCTAATGTCTAACTCTGGATTATGTTTCTTAACCATAATGTGCTTCATACGATCAGCGGCTAAGAATCTTCCCTTAGTCTCTACGATGATGCCATTAGCTAAAACAAAATCAGGTGTGTAGATATGCTCAGAAGCAGGTCGAATATACTTCAACTTAAGCTTCTCATACGTATAAGACACTCCTAACTGATCCAGTTGTTCAGCTACTCTTTCTTCGAGTCCGCTGCGAAATCCGTACTTAATTGCAACTTGTTTGGCGGTTGCCATATCTGTCCCTCATAACGTCTCAGCCAAAGTAATCGGCCTTGCTCTGTAAAGTATTCCATCGTATGCCCCAGTTCTTCATACTTTGACCACGCTGCTTTAAGTAGTTCTTCTTTAGTCTTCGCGTCTTTGATAACTTTCTCAGCCTTTTTAGGGCCAATACCCGCCAAGCAGGGGATGTTGTCCGTCCGATCCCCCGTAAGTAGTTGCGTGATAAAAGACTTGTAGGCGTTAAAATCATCGACATAGTATCTCTCATCCTTTACAGGATTGTAATGCCACCCTTGAAGCTGATCCAAGTCCTTATCCACATGCACGATCCAGCACTCATCCAAGAGCTTAGTAGAGTCAATGGCTACGGTATCATCAGCTTCCTCACCTACCGTCAGGATAGCATCATGGCGCTTGACTAGATGCTCTCGTAAGGCATCGTAGTGCTTAGGCTTGACTGCATTTTTACGGTTGCCTTTGTAAGGGACTGTCTTGGCGATGTCATAACGGAAGTTAGATTTACCTGTAATCCAAGCTAGATAGTGGTCAGCCTTGAGATTGATGTAGATAAAGTCTTCTAGCCATTCCGTTAATCGTGCCTTAGCGATGCCAACTGGTTCGTCTTCCGTACTGAACCCAATACGATAGACAAGAAAGTCAGCATCAACTAATGCAATCTTAGGTTCCTGCTTAGAGGATGTCGTCATCGTCGCCGTCAACGTCTTCGCCGTAGACAACCAAATCAGTCACAATCAACTTACTGATTGAAGGAGCAGCACCGTACTTGGCACTCATCTTGTGGCGATAGGAGCCTACCAGAGCTGTCACCTTAGTGCCGTTACCAATCTTCTCAATCGCCACTGGATTACCTTCAGCGTCCACGGGCTCAAACACAAACTTGGACTTACCAACAATGTAGTTACCCATTGTGTCCTTGTTCTTAATCATGATCCCTTGTTCCTTCAGAGCCTCACAAGCCTTGTCAGAGAGCATACCCAGTGTACATTCGTACTTGGTGTTGTCCTCATTGAACTTGGTGTTGAACTCTTTCATCCAGTTAGCCCAGAAGAGTTGACCAGAGACTTTGACAGGTTTGTTGTCCATTTGAATTTCCTTTAAATGTTATGAAAGTGACCGTCTTTCCGATCTGTCATTGTTGGTGCGAGTGAAGGGATTCGAACCCTTAAGCCTTTCGGCACAGAGGTTTAAGCTCCGTTTGTATTCCAGTTCCAACACACTCGCTTACCTATTATTATAGCAGCATTTAACGTCCTGTCAAGCACTGTTACAATTATTTTATCAGATCAGTGAGTCTGTCTCCAGTTAGCACCGATCTTGTACTCCCCACCCAAAGGACAACGTAGGCTATACGTTTCCCCTGCCTCAATTATACTCTGTTTAAAGGCTTTACCGACCTCTTCAGCAATATCTTTAGGGCATTCAAGTTGAGCCTCATCGTGGACATTGGCGACATACTTCACAGGCCATTTGTTAGCCTTACGTTTGTCGTCAAAAATCACAAGAGCCTTCTTCATAACGACTGCTCCAGCGCCTTGCAGTAGTGAATTGAGGGCAGCGTGTTCTGATCGAACCCAAATACGTCTCCCATCAAGTCCGGGAACCCATCCTTTTGCTGCGTACTTAGACACTGTTGCGATGAGCCGGGAAAGAGCGGGAAGTGATGAAAGGAACTTAGCTTTGAGCTTTGCTCCGTCTCTTGCGCTTCCTCCAACAATGCTACCAATCTTCGCATCTCCCGCGCCATAAAGGTAGGCATACGCAAAAGTTTTTGCAAGATCCCGAGTAGCGAGTCCTGCTGCTCTTTGGTTAACTGAATGAACATCTGTTCCATCTTTAGATGATCCCTCACAGACAGTTCTGACATAATCTTCATCCTTCATATAGTGAGCCAACATACGAAGCTCCAGCCCTGAAGCATCGCACCCTACCAACACATTACCTTCTTCAACAGTCCAGCATTCACGGCACTCAACGCCGTATCCTCCGGCTAGGCCCTCTAAGATGACACCTTTATCGTTTTTGCGTACTGCTGGAACTTGAGCCATGTTAGGGCCAGAGTGTGTCATCCGACCTGTCACGGCGCCGTTGGTAATAACTTTACCATGAACTCTACCGTCCTTACCCACAGCTTCCATCCACGACTCGATCTGACTGATACGTTTATTCAGCATCAGATACTCAGCAATGACCTGAGCCTCTGGTATCTTGATGCCTGCCAACACAGTCTCGTCAATCTTAGGAATACCTGTCTCAGTAAACTCCTTAGGCTTCCACCCAAGTTCCTTCAGTCGTTCTCCAATCTGCTGTCGTGATCCGGGGTTGAAAGTAACCACGCTGTCCTTGAGTCGCTTTCCTGTTTTGTCAGAGTATCGCTCAACAGTGACAGGAGGCCATCTCTGTTGCATTCGCTCATATATTGCTGCCACTTTTGACTTGATGTCAGTAAGTAACACTTGGGTGTAGATTTGGTCAAGTTTGAATCCATTACGTTCTTGCTCCGAAATGATAGCTGCTACACGATGTTCGAGGTCTACCGAGTCCTGACTAAACTGTTTCTCATTCAACTCATTTGTCAGTTTGAGATACAGTTTAGCAGTTACTTCCACATCACGTACACAGTAGTCATCAAGAAGCCCGTGATGAGGAAGATCGAAACATTCACCAGAATACTCTTGATTGCGGCCCATAAGCCACGTCCAAACTTTTGCATAGTCAATCTTGTGAAAGCCAAGTGTCTGTCCCCACGCTTCGAGACTGTGTCCGTTCTCGCGGCTCGGGTCGAGTAGACGACTTACTATGAGTGTGTCGTATACGTTCTTCAAACGAATCTTCGTCTGCCAAGTACGATTCAGGGTCGGAGCATCGAATCCGATAATGTTGTGGCCGATCAAGAGCGTAGCCTTGCTTAGATAGTCGTTTAGGCCAGTTGCTGCTTTCCATTTACGTACTTCTCCAGTGTCAATGTCTTTAGTTACGACTAGGTGTATCTTGTCGTGTGCTAGGTTTGTTTCGCAATCCAGTACGATCCGCATAATCGTGTTCTTCCATTTTCCAGTAATAAGGGCATCCATCCATCTGATAAGGAGGCGTTACAAAGTAAGATTGTCGGTACTCATTTGGAAAGGCTGTGTGGCGGTAGCACGTATGCTTTTGAGGGCACTTACCTCCCTCGCACATTGAAATGTCAGGCATCGTTTTCTTCCTCAAATTCTGAAATAGTCATATCCCGATCCTTACCTTCCTCAACGCATCTGATTAGATAACTAGCTACCCATTGGATACTACGCATATCTGATTCTCCGTTTTCCCGCGCCTGTTGCGCTTGCTTTATAATTACTTTAAGAACGTCAATAGCTGTCAGTTGACTCATTTTATTTCCTTTCAAGAGGATCAGGATTAGCGCCAGACAGCTCTCGTATCTCTGTCAACAGCTTACCTAAAGCCTCCATTTTCATTACTCGGCAGCACCCAACAGCGATAGGATGAAACAAATAACCGCCATCAGATTCTTCCACGTAGTTAAAGTATGTGTTAAACAACTCTTTAACTTTCTCTTTTAAGATCACTTCCCGTGATTCTCTCACTTCAGATTTAACCATAAGCCCACCTGTGCAAAACTATAACCTAGCCACACCATCCCGTTAGAGATCTCTCCCTTGCTCCATTGTAGCACACCTACGATCAGGTATCCCACGCCTGTAGCCCCTACGATTAACTGCTCTGCGTTAATCATTATCGTCCTCCTTCAACGGTTCCTCTTCCAAAGCCTTGCCAATGGGTTCTTCCTTCAGCTTATCCCGTTGAAAGATAGCATCCCATCGGTTTGCATAGTCCTCATTGCTCACCGAGAAAGGGCGAGGGGAACTTCCCTTGCCTC